AACGACGCAACCAACGCCCGGCGTGAAGCCATGACGAATGTCATGATGAAAAGGCAAAGCCAATGACCGACTACAGCATCCTGAAGCAACCCATGCCCGACAGCATCTTGCTTGAACGCCTCGACAAGCTGGCCCTGCTATTCTGGCAGAAGCCCATCCCCGCCGATCAGCAAGCCATCATTTGGGAAGCCTACCTAGACGAACTGACCCTTTATCCCGCGATGTATGTGGATGAAGCCATAACGGTTTTCTGCCGCGAGGGCGGTCGGTTTTTCCCCGCGATATCGGAACTAGTTAAGATTATTAGCGACCGGCACCCGCTCTGCATGGCTGACGTTCAGGTGCTGGAAGCCCCGCGCCGGGAGGCAAAGCAAAGGGGCCTGGCCGACGCCATGACCAAGGCAATCGCCCAGGCGAATATCAAACTGGTGGAGGAATAGCCATGTGCGACATATGCGAACACCAGGCCGAAATGGACCGTATGGCCGACGAACTGGGCGACTGGGTCAACGAACAACTGGACTGGCACTGCACCCCGCAAATGGTAGCGGTGGCCCTAGCCTGTATCGCAGCCCAGGTGGCCCTGGAAACCTGCGGCGGCGATCAGCAAGCCCTGGATACCAATATGCGCCAATTGCGCCAGACCCTAGCCGCATTTAGTACCGTGGACGACGACACCATCGGGCAGACTGTGGGGACGGCATGACCGACGAAACCCTAGAGGCCGAGATCGACCGAGTGGGGCGGGAAAAGGTGGAACTGTGTTCCCAGTAACCCTCACCCTTTCTGGGAAATCTAGGGAATACCCCAGGCTTGTGCCCGCTATTGACATAACCACAACATCTAGCTAACATCCATCCGCAGGTTCTCTAACGGCAACCTGCACCCTCCCTGTACTGGGCCGCAGGTGTGACGCTTGCGGCTCTTTTTTGTGGGGAATTCTTAACACTATGAAGGCCAAACCCGGCCCAAAGGGCCATAAGCCAACCGACGATAGCCGCGAGGAAGTGCGGCGGCTGGCTGGCTTTGGCATCCCCGGCGAAGACATCGCCCTGGTGGTGGGCGTCAGCAGGCCAACCCTGATCAAGCATTACCGCACAGAACTGGACGACGGCGTGGCTAAGGCAAATGCCCATGTGGCAGGCTTCCTGTTCAACCAAGCCAGGGCCGGAAACGTCAGCGCCCAAATCTTCTGGCTGAAGACCCGCGCCCGCTGGAAGGAACCGCCTGTCGAGCATACCGGCGAAGGCGGCGGGCCTATCGGGTTCGCGGTCGAATACGTCAAGGCCAAGAAAAATGCTTGAACGGGTACAGATACCAGAACCCTTTACCGACCTAATGCAGCCGCACAGGTACAAAGCCTTTTATGGCGGGCGCGGCAGCGGCAAGTCGCACAGTTTCGCCACCAGCCTGTTATTGCTGGCCGGGCAGCGCAAGATACGCATTCTGTGCTGCCGCGAAGTCCAGCGGTCGATCAAGGATAGCGTCAAGCAATTGCTGGATGACAAAATTGACGACTTGGGACTAGGGGCGTTCTTCACCAGCACCCGCGACAACATCACCGGCACCAATGGAAGCCAGTTTATATTTTCTGGGCTGGGCAACCTGACGGCAGACCAGATAAAAAGTTACGAAAAAATTGACCTATGTTGGATCGAGGAAGCACAGACAATTTCTAGCCGTTCCATCGAGATATTAATACCGACGATCAGAACACCGGGCAGCGAAATATGGGCATCGTGGAACCCACGCCACCAGTCTGACCCCATCGACCAGCGGTTTAGGGGCATGAACCCGCCCGACGACGCTATCATTCGGGAAGTTAATTACGACGATAATCCGTTTTTTCCCGACGAACTAACGGCGGAAATGGCCCATGACCGAGAAAACAACCCCGGCAGATTCGGCCACATTTGGCTCGGAGCATACGAACCGCAGGCTATTGGAGCGATCTGGGATAGACAAAACATACACGACCACCGGATTGCTGACCCTCCAGAAATGGGGCGTGTGCTGGTCAGCGTTGACCCAGCCGTGTCAAGCGAAGCCGGGGCCGACGAACACGGCATCATCGTAGCGGGCCTGGGCGACGACCGGCGCGGCTATGTGCTGGACGATGTTACCTGCAAGGGTCCGCCGCAGAAATGGGCCGGGCGGGCGATAGCGGCCTACGATCTGCATGATGCCGACGCCATAGTGATCGAACGGAACCAGGGCGGTGATATGTGCCGCCACACCCTGCGGACGGTGCGTCCCAACATCAAGATCGTGGAGGTCACGGCCACCAGGGGCAAGCACGTTAGGGCCGAGCCGGTTTCGGCGCTGTATCACCTGGGCCAGATAAGCCATGCAGGGTCATTCCCCGAGCTAGAGGCGCAAATGTGCCTGATGACCGCTGGCGGGTACGAGGGCAAGGGGTCACCCGACCGGGTCGATGCGCTGGTGTGGGCGTTCACTGAGCTATTCCCCAAGTTGGTCAAAAAGACAGCCAAGCGGCATGAGCGCCCACGGCCAGGAACATGGATGAACTAAATGGCTGACGACGACGACATCATCGAAGAAGCCAAAGCCGCCTTTGAGCGGTGCGATGAGAATGAGAGCGACAACCGCGAGAACGCGCTGGCCGATCTGAAGTTTGGTAGGATGGGCGAACAGTGGAAGGAGGTCGATGAGGAGCAGCGGAGCCAGGAAGGTAGGCCCAGCCTGACCGTGAACCGGATGCCGACGTTCATTCGGCAGATTGTCAATGATGCCCGGCTGAACAAGCCCAGCATCAAAGTTCATCCCGTGGACGATAAAGGTGATCCTGAAACCGCCGAAATTCTCAACGGTATCATTCGGAATATTGAGGTCCAGTCGAAAGCCGACATTGCCTATGACACCGCCATTGATAGCGCCGTTTCAAATGGGTTCGGTTATTTTCGGATCGACATTGAATACGCCCGCGATGACAGTTTTGAACAGGATATTGTAATTAATCGCATTGCCAATCCGCTGACGGTCTACGGTGATCCGGCCAGCACGGCGGCGGATAGCAGCGACTGGAACGTGGCGTTCGTCACCGAAATGATGCGGAAAGACTTATTTGAGGCTGAGTATCCCGACGCGGAAGCCGTGGACTGGGAGGCGCTTCGGGCCGATGATAATGCCCGTTTGTGGTTTGAAAGCGATGGCGTCAGGCTGGCGGAGTACTGGGTTCGGGATGAGGTAACGCGGACACTTCTGAGGCTGTCTAGTGGCGAGGTCATGTATGAGGATGACTTTTCCCCTAATCAGGAATTTTTCGCCCAGGCCGGGATTACGGTCGAGGCCGATCGACAGGTGCCGAGCCACAAGGTCGTTCAGCACTTAATCACCGGCGCCGAGGTGCTGGAAACAACGGAATGGGTCGGACGATATATCCCAATCGTCCCGGTCTACGGCGATGAGGTGAACGTGGAAGGGCGGCGATATTTCCAGAGTCTGATCCACTTCGCGAAAGACAGCCAGAGGATGTATAACTACTGGCGCACGGCAGCGACGGAACTAGTGGCCCTTGCTCCAAAAGCGCCGTTTATCGGGCCAGAGGGCGCGTTTGACGACGATCCCCGCTGGGCGACGGCTAACACTCAGAGCCACGCGTACCTTGAATATTCGGGCCAGATACCGCCCCAGCGTCAGCCATTTGCTGGCGTCCCCGCCGGGGCGTTGCAGGAAGCGTTGAACGCCAGCGACGATATGAAAAACACGATGGGTCTTTACGATGCCAGCCTGGGCGCCCGGTCGAATGAAACGTCCGGCGTGGCGATCAAAGCCCGGCAGCGTGAAGGCGATATTTCGACCTTCCATTTTCAGGACAACATGACGCGGGCTATTCGTCATGGCGGTCTGATCGTGCTGGACCTGATCCCGCATATTTACTCTGAACCGCGAATAATGCGGATTATGGGCGAGGATGAAACGCCAGAGAATGTGCCGATCAACCAGCCCATCCCGCAGATGATTCAAGGCCAACCGCAACTCGACGAGCAGGGCCAGCCCGTGACCAAGGCTTATGACCTGACGGTGGGCAAATACGATGTCGCGGTCAAGGCCGGGCCATCGTTCACCACGCGCCGCGAGGAAGCCGCCAACCAGATGATTGAAATGGTGCGGGCGTTCCCCCAGGCCGCGCCGATAATGGGCGACATTCTGGCCGACAGCCTGGACTGGCCGCGAGCCGATGAAATTGCCAAGCGGCTCAAGACGCTGCTGCCGCCCAACCTACAGGGCGAGGAAGATGGCCCCGATCCGCAGGTGTTAGCCATGCAACAGCAAATGCAGGAAGGGCTGAAAGCTTATCAACAGATGGGCCAGGAGCTTGAAGCCCTCAAGGCCAGCAAGGCTATTGAGGCCGAGAAACTAAAAATCGACCAGATGAAAGCCCAGGCCGACGTTGCTAAGGTGGATATTGAAAAATTCAAGGCGGAGACTGACCGGTTTGCCGCCGAGGCCGAGGCACGGAAGGATATTGCCGAGGCGAAGCAGCGTGAGTTTGATGCTCTGGCTAAAATGAACCAACCGCCGGAGCCAATGCAGGAACGGCGAGTCGAGGTTGCACGGGATAACCTGGGCAACGCGCAGATGACCGAGACGGAGGTTTATTGAAGTGGTGGACAGGCGGGCCGGGTTTGTGCTAGGGAACTTTCTTAGCATTGGTGTACCGGCTGAAACACGCAGCCGCTACAAGCCCGCGATACTGGGCCAGCGCACACCAAAACAGCCGTCGCCGCAGAGTAATGGGCCTGGAAACAGGCTCGCCGCGATGAGTTCGCTCATCAATCTGTAACTATGAAAGGGAGCCCCACAGATGTCAGACACGGATAATTTCGCTGATGAGGCGGAACCCGTTGAAGCCGCCGACGATGATGCGCCCGAGAAATCGGACAACGCGGATGATGCGGAAGCTGAAAATGACGCCGCTGGAGAAGCGGCAGGAGGCGATGCGGATGAGGAAGCCGGTGACGGTGACCCCGAGTTCGTGACCGTCGAATTCGATGGGGTGGAGTACGAAGTGCCCGCTGCGCTGAAAGACGGCGTGTTAATGCGGGGTGATTACACTCAAAAAACCCAGACGCTCGCAGCGGAACGCAAGCAATTTGAGGCCCAGGCGCAGCATATGCAACGCTCCGCCCAGATCCGCGAAGCGCAGTTTCAGGATGCTGCGGGCATTCATGCAATGGACCAGCAACTCGCCCAATATGATCAAGTTGATTGGATGGAACTGGCGGACGCAGACCCGGTGGAGGCGCAGAAGCTTTCGCTACAACGCGATGAATTACGGCGACATCGTGATCAAGCAAACGCCGCATTGGCTCAGAAAACCGAGCAACTTAACATCGGCCAGCGGGAATACGCCGCCAAGGAAGGTGCGAGAGTTCGTTCGGAACTGCAAGCTAAACATTCCGACTGGAATGATGAACTGGAAGAGGAAATGGCGCAGTACGCCATTAGCAAGGGTGTTCCAGAGCAGCAAATTCGGACGACGATGGACAAGCCGTCGCTCGAAATTCTACGGGACGCACATTCCTGGCATCAACATCAGGCGAAACTCGCGAACAAGACTACCCGCAAAACCAAGGCGCAACCGGCCAAGCCCGCCGTCAAGGTCAAAGGCAGCCGACAGGGCGCTAGGAAAAACCCCGACGATATGACGCCGGAGGAATGGGTGGATTGGCGTGAGAAAGGCATCCAGAAACGGTTCGCGGCACGCAGCCCGTGACCGATCATCAACCCTAATCGGAAGACCACATCATGGCTAATTCTATTCTCACGCCGACCGCTGTCACGCGGGAGGCATTACGAATCCTTCACCAGCAGCTTCGGTTTGTCGGTTCGATCAACCGTCAGTATGACGACAGCTATGCCAAAAGCGGTGCGAAAATTGGCGACAGCCTGAAAATTCGCACCCCAACTCAGTTCACTGTTCGGAGCGGAGCCTCTTTATCAGCTCAGGACATCACCGAAACGTCGGTCACCATGCAGGTCGCTACGCAGAAGGGCGTGGACATCAATTTCACTTCGGCGGAATTGACGATGGAAATGGATGACTTCAGCGAGCGGTTGTTGAAGCCGGCCATGTCGGTCCTGGCGGCGAATATTGAGAACGACGCCATCGGGATGTACAAGCAGGTGTATCAGGAGGTGAGTGACGTTGGTGCGACTATCACTGCCTCCGATGTTTTGGAATCATCGAAGGTTTTGACGGACAGCCTGGCCCCTTACGACAGCCGGGCGTTGCTCCTGAATACCCAGATGACGGTGGACTTAGTTGATGCGCTCAAGGGACTCTTCAACGACCAGAGCAAGGTCAGCAAAAACTACCGTGAGGGCAGAATTGCGTCCAACTCGCTTGGTTTTCAGTCGATTTCTGAATCGACTTTGCTCCCGACCCACACGACTGGGAGCGATGACGGAACTGGTGATTATCTAGTCAACGACGCTGGCACCATTGCCGAGGGGTCGGTGTCTATCGCGGTGGACACTGGCGCCGGAACCTGGAAAGAGGGCGATATCTTCTATTTCGCTTCTGTTAACAGCGTGCATCCTGAGACCAAGGCATCGACCGGCAAGCTTCAGCCGTTCACTTGCACCAACGATGAGGGCTCTTCGACAGTGTTGGTTGAGTTCACACCGGCGTTG